GCCTCTGTTTTATTGGAAACCCAATCCATAAGGCTTTCCCTAAAGTTATCCTTGTTCCAAGCAATCTTGATGGCCTCTTTTCTGTTCTTGGCCAAAAGAATGTGCAGGTATAGGAAAGACCAGATAAAGTAAATGGATGAATCCCCATCATCCCTTACTTGCATCAATAAAAGCCTTGATCCTTCTGTGTATGGAGCCAATACCTCTCCCTTGTAGTCCTTTTCTGGCGAGACAAAAGAAGCGTTAAGTTCGTCTAGGATTTCGTTGCTCATGTTAGATTGCCTTTAGGATGGCCTTCTTTAGCTCTGGCTTGGCGTTTAAAGGGACGAGCAGGGTCTGTCCGCCCCTTTGTAGCACTTGGATCGGTTCGGCCTTTTTAACCAATCCTAGAAGCGTTTCCCGGTTCTCAAGGGCGGCTCTCACATATCGAATGGGCGACTCTGAACTGCTTTTCATGTCTGCCCACTTGGCCTCCATCTCTGCCCTCACCCCATCAGATGACCCGCCCTCAAACCAAAAGGTGACTTGGCGGGTTCCATTTTCTAAAATAACATGGGTAACGGGATCATTCTGGCGAAGCTTACCCCCAAAAGCGGCCACGGCAGAGGCCACTTTAATATTGGTTGTTCCCCAAAAAGAACTGCCTTCCATAAAATTAGGATTTCAAGAGGAGGACTAGAACCCCCTTAACTTACATTCGGATAGCCAGTTGCCGCCACATCCAGGGTCACAAAACCATCATTCGTTTTGTTGATGGTGAGGCTATCCACGCGGAGCGTTCCGGCCGTGGTAGCATTGACCATGGCAAAAGCACCGCCAACCGTGATGCTTGTGTTTGCACCAGTAATGGCAACTGAAAGCGAGTAGGCCGTGGTTGGGTTATAGAATGCAACGGCCTTGATGTCGCCGCTATTATCACGAACCTCGTTCTTCTCAATGTTGCGGGTTTCGCTGAAGCTTTGAACAAGACCAATTGTTTCGGCGGTCAACCCGAAAACTAATCCGCTCTGACCGATTGTGGTTGCTGGCATAAGTTAGTATTCCTTTCTTTGTGTCAAACTTTAATTTTAGTTTCCAAGAAGTCTGTTTTTAATGATTTCCCATGCGGCGGCCAGCACCCCAAAGACAATGGTTGAGACAAGCCAAACCCTGCCTTTAATGCTGTGGGCTTCGGATTCTAGCCTGTCCATCTTGCCCTTATGGTCGGTTAGAAGCTCTAAAATATAGGCTTGCCGGGTCTCCATCCTTGCAACGGCCTCCCTTACAGAAATAAGCACATCATGGTCATCTTGGCTCATACTTCACAATCCTCTGCGCCCTCACAAATGCGGACGCACTCCGAACCGTTGCCGTCGTAGAAGCGTTCGATGTAGCCCTCGGCCTCCAGATACTGAAGCGCGGCGATGAAGTCGCCGTAGGTATAGGCGGTGGCCATGGGTCACATCCCCTCCGGCACGGGCGGGGCGAGAAACTGGACGGCATCGGCCTCGTCGTTGGTTTGGGCTGGTTTTTGCGGAAGCGCAGACAAATCAATCTCGCTGGCCAGCACGGCACGAGTTCCTGCTGGCGGTTGCCAAGTGGAGGTGTCTCCGTTCCAGACGACAATGTTTTCCAGCCAGCCGCCCTGTTCGTTAATCAATGCCCATTTCATAAATTAGAAATAGGTTGTGATGACGACGATTCCGTCTGCGCCAGTTCCGCCTGAATTATTTCCACCCGCGCCGTTTAGGCATCCAGATCCTCCTCCGCCGCCAGCCCCATAAAGCCCACCATTTCCTCCCTTTCTGCCTGTAAATGTTGTCGGAGCGGCGTTACCACCGCCTCCACCTGTGCCAACATAATTATACGCTGTTTGCCCATTAGAGCCATCGCCCTGACTTGAGTTGTCTGCCACACCGCCAGCCCCGCCAGAGTATAACCCAGTATTATTGCCTCCAACCGGCCCGCCAGAACCACCTCTTGCTGTAGTGTTGGCAACAACTGGCCCGTTACCGCTTCCGCCACCGCTAGGAGAGTTTATGGTCGTTGCTGCGGCGGCTGGTGAAGCTGAGGCTACCCCGATCCTTCCTGACCCATTGCCTGCTTGTGTCCCGTATTGAATGACGGCCTGTGATGTAGTGCCACCAGCCGAACCTCCTGCCGTGTCGGTTCCCCCTCCGCCAGCATTGCCTCCGATAGCTTTCAATACAGACCCAAAAGATGTCTGACCTCCAGCCGTGCCAGAGGTTCCATTAGTATTGTCGGCTGAAATGCTTGCGGCTCCTGCTCCGCCCGCTCCAATAGTCACGGTTTCCGATGACCCCAAATCGTCGGCTCTTATCCAATTTAAGTGCAGACCCCCACCAGCTCCACCCCCTCCGCCGTATCTATCGGTTCCAGACGCACCCCTTCTTCCATTTCCTCCCCCGCCTCCTCCTCCGATTAAAAGAAAATGAACGAGCTTTGCCCCAGCAGGCTTTGTCCAAGTTCCGCTGGTCGTGAAAACTTGAACATCTGGTGAAGTCCCAGACGCCGCTCCACCGCCGCCGCTACCAAAAAACGGCATAGCCTACGCTTCTTTCGCCACCCAGCGGGAACTGGTGGTTGTGCTGATGAGCGAAACCAAGCCCTGCGGGATCGTCGTCTCCCATGCGTACCCCTGCCCGGCCGTCAGGTTAATGCCGTTCACCGTGGTGGCGGTGGCTCCCACATTCACGAAAGCCGACCCGGTTGTGACTTGGACGAGGAGGTAACTTCTGGTGCTACTGCTGGCGAATAAAGTCACCGCCGAATTTGCGGTAACAACCGTGCCGGAGCCGTCGATGAAAGTAACCCTCGGAAGCTGGGAGACCGTGACCGTGCCGGAGATAGTTACAACTGTTTGCCCGTATGGTGCTGGCCTTATAGTTACAGGAAGAGGAAAGCTTGGGGTGACCCTGTAGATTTCGCCATCGTAGTAAACTGGGTTTACAAGCTGTGCGGTATCGCCACTTGTAGAATCAAAATATTGCCCAGCCACATTCGCCGTGACCGTGCCGGAGATGGCGGGGAGAGAGCCGATGGTGACGGATGAGACAACAACCTCGCCACTACTACCTAACCGCAATGACCTATATTCTGATAATTCTGGATATATTCCACCAACATTTATCATGTATTTTGGGTCTGACGGAACAGCCGAATCTATTTCAGAAGTCGGGCCTTTGGCTTGAGGGGCTAGGCTCGCCGTGACCGTGCCGGAGATGGGAAGGGGGTTGCTTGGAGAAAGAGTATCGCCATTAAGATTCGCTAATTCAATCTTTATGCAATCATTACCACTATCATAAATCCCAGCCCAAGCCTCTGTGATCGGAAGATTCGCCGTGACCGTGCCGCTTATGGTCTGGCTGGCCGGGAAGTTGGAAATGGACACAACGCTTCCACTTACCGCCGAGGCGATATTGGCGATGGCATTTGCCCCAAGGCTCACAACGCTATGGGCTACAATATGTTCCCCACCCGTGACTACCGAGGAAAGTGTGGTTGCCGTCTGGTTTCCGTCTAAAACTCGAAGTGCCATTTGATTTTACCTTTCTTGTTAAATAGCCCCGATATATTGGGAATTGCGGTGATCGTTAAACTGAAGGGCGGCGATATAGGTTGGGGCTGGCGCAACCTCTGGTTGTGGGGTGGCAAAGATGTTTAGCGTCAAGCCCCTTTGCCAAGCCCTTTTATTTGTCCTTATGGTGGGTGATTGGCTCACAATCCTTGCCATATAACAAGTTCCCCCAATGACATCTAGCTCTGCCTGTATTTTAGATTTGAGGGTTGGAGTTTCAGAATAAAAGGCTTCAAATATTTGGCAATATTCAGAATCAAAATCCTCTTGAGTGGCCTTAACCGCTGTGTCGGAGTAATTAACCGCCACATTCAGATCATAAACCCCTGTAAAATTTCCTAAAAGCTGGCTATTGATTGAGGTTTGAACGGTGGCATAAGGGAAAAGCCTGCTTCCTGTCCTGTTTGCTGTATAAACATTAAGGCCGGATATTCCCCCAAGAAGCCCCGCAACGGCATCCTCTACAAGATATTGAATGGATTGGCTCATTTCTTGGCGGTGGCGTTTATGTCTAGGCTTATGGTCTTTGACCAAGTTCTATTCCTTGAAATAATCTCTGGGCTTTCGCTTGTCATCTTGGCTTGATAAATCGTAACGCTGGTAACATTGGTCATATAGCTTGGCAGGCTTGGGTCGCGATAAAGCTCTGCAACTATGCTTTGAAACTTGGCATCAAAGTTAGCCCTTGTCGTTGTGTCTGCTCTGGCTGTATAAGTCAAAGTGGATGGCACATTAAAGACCCCCGTGAACGGCCCAAGAAGCTCTGATCCTATGGTAGCTCTGGCGACAATATGGGGCAGAAGCCTTGGCTCATCCCTTTCGCTGGTGTAGGCATTTAAGCCCGTCACCCCGGAGACAGCGTTGAGAAGCCCCTTCTCAACCTCCCTTTCAATGGATGCCATTTAGGTTGTTGGATCGGCCAAGTCCAAGGTATAGGAAATGCCGTCCGTTGAAGTTGAGAATTGGGCAATCATAAATTCCTTGCCCTCTAGGGTACAAAGATTCCCGATAGTCACGGCTGAGATTGCGGAGGCGCAAACCACGAGGGATTTTGTAAGCCTAAAAACCTCGCCCCCAACATCCAAATCAGCCGAAGTTCCAAGGTCGGTTGCCACGGCGGAAACAGGATTCGATGCAAGCCCGGTCACGCTCACCCACAAGTCGTTAATCATGTAGTGAAGGTCAGACCCAAAATAAGAAGTGGAAATAGCCCCGCCCATCAAAACCAACCCTAGTGTCAATCCATTCTTACAAGCCCCTCAAACCAAGGAACATTGTCTGATTCAAACTCCCCCTTTTGCCCCCAAAACTTGCTTTCCTTTCCCCTCCGAACCGAAGAGGCCAATATGATTGGGGCTGAATTGATTGCCCAGAATTGGTCCGCATCCCTGACCGCCTTTGCCATTTGCTCGATGCTTGGGGCTGTATAAGTGGCAATGCCCTCAATCCGAACATCCCCCGGACATAGAACAATCACATTATCTTTGCCTAGTTCCCTTGCGGCTTCTTGGATGATTTTAAGCGGATTATGGTAGGTATTTTGCGAAACCCCGAATGGGGCAATCAGGTGATATTTTTCTGGTAGCCCAATCGCTCTTTCACTACCAAGCCTATCTATAACAATGTTTTCCCTGTCTGCTCCCTTTATGTCATTATGGGAATAGACAAACTCTCCCCAAGATTTTCTGCTTTTTCTATAATCAACATATTTATTGGGCCATATTTCCAGCTCAAGAATATCGGCATCAAAAGGGGTTGCTCCTAGTGGTTGGGCATAGGAAACCATATCAAAAATTCCGTGGTAAATCTCAAGGCAATCAAACAAAACTCTATGCCCCTTGTCGGATAAAAACTTACAGGCAGGCAGGCATCTTAAAATGTCGCCTAGCCTTTGGGAATATTTTATGATTTTAGGTTGCATCATCCACCACGCTTCTGTCTTGAACATGAGTAAAATAGCGATTCAGCCTTACAGGCCCGTGAGTTTTTTGTAGTTTCTCCCAAGATTTCAGAAGCTCCGCATAGCCATAAAAATCTTGCTTAAACTCTACTTGCGCTGGAACAGAATAGGCAAAGTGGTCAAAAACAAGCCCCATCTCCTCGGTGACTCCCCTTGGGATTCTGATCGGCTGGTGATTCAGGATGGGTGGTTCGTGGCTGGCAAACTCAATGCCCTCGCCCCACTTCCATGCTCGATACCATTCGTAAGGATAACACCCAAGCCCGGAGCGCGAAACGACAACCTTTTTCCCTATGTGATAATTGCAAAAGAATTGAGCGGCGGTTCCGGGCGTTCGATCAATCAAAAGCCTATAAACATCCTCCATTTGTTTTTCTGTCCAAAACTCATCAGCGTCCTGTTCCATCACAACCCCGCAATCCACCCCTTCCAATGCCCTTCGTATCATCTCAATCTTTCCATCGAAAGGCTTGTTTTGGTATTGGAACGATACCTTTGGATGTTTTAGGTTTTTAAGATATTCGTGCGTGCCGTCTATTGAGACAAAATCCTTGTGCCATTTGCTCGGAACTTCCCTGCACCAGCGAGTGCAATTTCTGGGA